TACCTCACTAAATCCTTTGTTTTAACAGATATCCCTTTAAATTTCCCGGTGCGACAATACTCTGCGGTATCAAAAAAACAAATGCATCCATCGCCTTTTTTTTCAAGTGCTATGCTTACACCATTGCTTACCAGTGTATTTTTTAACAACGTCAGTACCACTTGTATCTCCTGCTTGGTCTCCTCTGTCATTTCAACTGCGCCCTCCCGAATTTATTACTTTTTCAATGATTTCTTCCCGTAACTGCTCTGCTATATGGTCCCGAACCGATTCCTCTGGGAATGCGATCTGATACGTCCGTTCCTTGATGCGGTTCGTGATCCGGTCATCATACTGCAACGTCTCCAACGGATCATTGCTCGTAAAAATAGTCACTTTTCGGTTTATGTAACGCTCATTGATGATTTGATACATCTTGTCGTTGATCCAGTCCGCTGGTCTCTCCACTCCGAAATCATCAATCACAAGGATGTCTGTGGTGTAGAGCGCGTCCAAAAGCTGATTCTCACTGCATTCTGTATCTCTCCGCCATGTATTCTTAATCTCTTGCAGGATGGTCAGTGACACTGCAAACTTCACTGCATAGTTTTTCATCAGTTCATTTGCAATCCCGGCAGAAATCCTTGTCTTACCGCTTCCCTTTGTCCTCGACCAGATATACAGTCCCATGCCTCTTTCCTTCTGGCTCTCGAAATCATCCAGATAGGTTTTTATGATTTTACAGGCATCTGACACCATCTTTTTACTTTCCTGCTTTCTGTACACATCCATTCGAAACGATCTCAGATCCATCCCACGGAATGCCTCCGGTATATCTGCGAATCGCAACCGCCTTGACATGACCGCTTTCTTACGGCATTTACACGGTACTGCTATTTCAACTCCGTCTTTTATTTTCAAGATCCACTCCCGACCTTCGCAAATTGGACACACATCAGAATCCTTGGAAGTCTCCGGTGTCTCCGCGTTCCTGCATGAGTTCGTTGAGTGATTTTTCATGCGTTCCAGTATCTCTTCCAACTGATCCATCGTTCTCTCCTTTCAGGTACTGCATAAACAAGTTCTCTCGTAAAAAATTCTCAGGCTTTTTAATATACCGCTCTGCTGTTTTCTCCCGTCTGCATATATCTGCATAATTCTGTGCGGCCAATACCAGATCATCTTCCGGTACACCAGCCAGTACCACATTGCAGTATTCTGTTTCAGCAAGACAACCAGTACACCGTTTCGGATAGGCCGCGGCAAACTCTCCGAATTTTTCCACGGGGGATATAGGGGGTGTATTTTGTTTATGTTTATGTCTTTGTTTATTAATAGGTTCACTTTGTGGTTCAAACTGTGGTGCATTTTGCAGTTCACTTTGTGGTTCAAACTGTGGTGCATTTTTACTATAATTTTGAACCACAAGACTATTTATTTTATATTGTGCTGCAAGATTCCCACCGCGCGATTTCCATTCGATGAACCCATCTGTAGCAAGCTTGTTTCTCGCTCTCTTTAACGCTGATGCATTTAATCCAGACCGAAGTCCAAGGACTGACGAGGCTACCGTAAACGTATCTGGCCACCCTGATTTATTCGCTATGGACATTAACGCATGCCATAAGGCGATTGCAGTGTTGGGCTGCGGGTTTAGTTCGAGCCTGTCGTAAAATGCTTTTATCTCAGCTAAATAGTTCAAGTTTCCACCTCCCGAATCCGAACTTCAATCCGTGGATTTTCAGCATCTATACGAAATTCATCAGAGAATCCACAGATCTGCTCCCAGCCATCATTTTTTAATACATGGCAGTTAACTAATGCATCCTGGATCACTTTTCTGCCGAATGACGATATATTGTCCAAATCACGCCTTTTATTCTTTTCCACCCACAGATATTCCATAAATACTTTTTTATTGATATTTACGTCTCTCAGGCACTTTCTGATGTACACAGAAACAATAGCTTCATTCTGCTTTTTCATCTCTCCGCCTTTATATCTGCTTGCCTTATCCGCACGGATGAAATCATTCAGATTATCCAGTCTCCCTGGAATGATTAGTAAGTATTCCAATCTCACGCCACCTTTCAAATGTCATTTTCATCGAGAGCCGCTTCTTTAGAACCGCTCTAGCTCTATGTAAATCTTTTGCAAGATATTCTTGAAGTTCTTTCTCATCCACCGGATCACCGGGGACTGGTCTGTAATAACCATTGCCAACGTTAATGATGCAGTCACCTTCGTTGTTCGCACTCTCGACCATTTTTCGAAACTTTCTGTCTTTTACCGGGTTTGACATTCTAGCCATTGGCTCTTTGTGTCCATAGGGAATATCGTTGATCGTATTCATTAATCCCCTTTCTTCTCCGGGACTAAACCCGGAGATAATAACCAGCTTCCAATAATTCGTGATATATTATTTTCTGCATGAATAGGTTTCTTTCTGCCGACCGGCAAGGTGTTCCAACCCTATAACCACGACTTTCCAAAAATATCTCTGAAATCTTCTCTTGTTCCGTAATGAGATTCAAAATATTCCTGCGCCATAGTTTTTAATTTCAAATCAATTTCTTTTGCATTGGCGCCTCTCTGCGCTCCGTTAGGATGCAGATCAGGTCTGAGCGGAATAACAAAACCATACTTTTCACTGTTTTTACGGTTTGAACTTCCAAAGATATGATGTCTTTCCACCGGATATGTTCCGGTAAAATAACAGTGATCCATATCATCCGTGAACACGCTCCAAAGCTTTTTACTCATGTTCCCCACTCCTGTTTCATTCGTTCCAATTCATCCGGTGTAGCTGTCTCAATTCCAAGTTCCTTTGCTTCTTCAACAATCCGATCTATAAAGTGGCTCATTTCGGCAGTATCGTATTCACTGGATCCTTTAATCATCAGATATGAAGCAAATTTCCCATTGTCTTTAATAAATTTCCAATGACCATCTACCTTTGACATATCCACTGATTTTTTTACTGTGATTGTGATATATCCATCTTCATCCTCATATAATGTTCCATATTTCTGGAGCATCTGCTCATATACATCCTCTTTACTTGAAGATATATCTGGATGATTGGCAATCTTCGTCATTAATACCCACGCATAAGCATTTGCATCAAGGCTTCGTTTCTGCTTATATTTGACCGCTCGGATACGTAACAGATCATCTGATCTCATATTTTCAACCTGTCCTGCTGCCGAAGAATCAACCTCAAATGTAAGGATGATGCCTTGTCCATTTAATGTACGGCTCGCTCCGGTCAGTTTTCCTATAGTATCCATAAGCTACTCTTCTTTCTTTTTCTTATACCAGCACTTAACCTGTTCAATGATCTTAGCAGCCATTTCACTTGATAGATCTGAAGTCTTTTCAAAATGATATTTTTCTTTCAGCGTTTTCCAGATATCATTGGATGTAGCATTCTCACACATATCAGAATACGCGCTTACAAAATCTGTCATTGTCCTAAGCTGTTCTACGGTTGCTGGAACAAAATCATTTTTAGGTTCTACAGTATGGCTTTCTGAATCTGGATCCTGCATCTCTTCGGTAGGAATACAGAACACTTGGAAACAAGCATATTTAAACGCAATCGCCATAGCTTTATTCGTTGCCTTATCTCCGGAATCCATGCCCTCACCGATTGTTACCGCCGTGATACTGCTTCCATCTTCCGCATAAAAGGTATATTTAATCTTGCAGACCGAATAGATCAGCGTTGCACCTTTTATGGATTTTCTTTCTTCTCTGGTCTGTTCTAAGACCTCTGGAACGATAAATATATGATTGTTGACCAATGCCGGATTGATCGCATTCATCACCGCATCAATTCCGCGGTATTTAAACCCCTGCGTCTTATTCACATCATTTTTTCCAACCGCACCGATTTCTTCCATGCACTTTGATATTGCCTGATATATGTTCATCTGTTTTGCTGTCTCTGCCATTATCGTACTCTCCTATACTTAATTTCTAAGCTGCGCATCTGTGCTTCCAACTGCACGATCTGGAACGGATCAGCAATAATCTCATAAACAATGGAATCATTAACCGGCTTCGGCTCAATAATAATTTCTTCCGGTGCAGTCTGCGCAACTGGTGATTCCTGCATCGGAGTATCAATAGCAGAATTAACCTCTGATGCCGTACGTGCTTCCTCTTCGGCTTTTCTTTTGGCTTCCTCTTCCTGTCTGCGCAAAATCTCTTCTTTCTGCTTCTGATACTGATTCATGACCTCAATAGCATCTGATAATTCTAAGGTTGTCTTATATTTCTCAATTCCTTTATCCTCAAACTCTGATTCCATGCTGCGGATAATACCGAGGTCTTTTTCTACATGATCCACTCTCTCTGTAATGGTTTCTGTGATTGCTTTCTTTGTAGTGGTGGCATTCTCCCACTTACTGTCATAAATTCTCTGTAAAGGAAGATATCCGCTCGCTTCCTCATGCTCTGCCATGATCTCCGTATAAATTTCAGAAATCAGCGCTTTCTTTTCTTCCACACGCTTGCGCTCAAATTCTTCCACCTGGTTATTAATAAAGTTGATTGGTTCATCAATCAGATTGTCCAGTTCCTTTACCTGCGCTTCAAAATTGGTGTAAGGAATCATAAAAGATTTCTTCACTTCCAGCTTTTTATCGTTAACTGATTTTTTCAGTTTTCTAAGACTTGCAATTGTTTTTTTGGCTTCTGTCTTGGATTCCTCCGTGAAAATCATATTTTTATAAATTTCCAGCTCGGAATTAAGTTTTTCCTTAATCTCCTCAAAATTAAAACCAATAACACCATTTTTCTGCTCAACATTTACTCTGATTTCTTCCATCTTTCTTTTATCCTCTCTTCCTCTGATTCAATATCTGCCATCTCTTCACGTCTGGCTTGTTTCTCATATAATCTGTGGCGGCGTTCTCTGTCCCTCTCGTACTCTTCGAGCATATCGAGACTGTCCGGTATGTAATCACTGTACATTTCCTACCTCCACGGACTTAAACACGGTACCTGACCATTTCCTCTTTCTGGTCGTCTCCAATAATGATTTCCAGAACATTTTTGTCTAAGGTAAATATTCCACGAATATCTCCGTCTGCCGTAAGTCTTACACTTCCATCTTCCAGACCAAGGTTTTCAAGTAATGCCGATAAATCCTTAAGTCCGTCAATTAACTTTCCGGCATCCGTTCTGCATAATCTAGTTGCTGGCATTTAAAAATTCCTCCATTTCCATCTGTCTGAAATCTGTAGATAAAACCATGAATCTGACCGCTTTCTCACGCTGTTGATTCATGTACTGTTAGTCCCGGCATTCTTCACACATGTTTCCTTCGCCGGGATCTAAACTACATCCACAGATTCTGCATTTCCTGTAAATCATAAAATCACGCTTTCCAAAAATTTAACTACGTGTTATAATAAACGCAGAAGTACTTTTGTATTCCTACGTTTAAATAGCACCTGCGTTCGCCAAAACATTCAGGGTGCTATTTTTTTGTCCTCAAATTCCCCAAGGAACTCTACATCAGCGTCAAGCTTGTCCTTCCGGCGGATCATGTAAAAGTATGCTTTCCGCTTTTCTTCCCGGCGTTTCTCAACATCCAAGATCACAACTCCAATAAGTGCAACCACCGCACCGAGTGCCATTTCGATCAGCAGAAAAACATAATACGTTCCATCCGCATCGAGCATTCCACCAAGAAACAGGATTCCAAGCCCTACCGCTATAAAAACTTTTGCTACATTTTTCATGATGCCTTGTCCTTGACCACAAGCTTAATTCCTTCCTGTCTTTCGTAAATCTCTAACAGAATGTCCATAATCTTGGCTTTCCTCTCTGGTGTAATTTCCATGTCTGCTTTGTTCATAGGAATCTCCTTTCTCATTATTTAACGCTCCAACACATGGCAATCTGCTTGTCAAGTTCCGCCTGTTTCTTTGAGATTGCCATACCATCCGCAACACCGAGAATGTAGTTGAAGCTCACTTTGTCCAGCTGTGATACTGTTTCAGCTAATCTTGCAAGGGCCTTTTCCTTTTCTTCGTTCATCTGCTCACTTCCTTTCGTGTTTGTATTACCTTGTGTGATTATAATATCATACGTAGTTTGTATTGTCAAACATTTTTTAATATTTTTGTTTGACATTGTGTGATTTTTGTATTATTATACTAGTGGGAGGTGATAATAAGTGGATGAGCAAATAAAACAGTTGAGAAAATCGCTTGGAATGTCACAAGAAAAGTTTGCTAAAGAAATTGGTTTAACTAAAAATTTCATATCTTTAGTAGAAACTGGTCAAAGAAATCTATCAACCCAGTCGATCAAACTTATTTGTCGATTGTTTGATGTTAATAAGGAATGGCTCGAGACCGGAAAAGGCGAAATGTTCATTCAAAAGACAGAGAATGAAAAGATAGCTGAATTTCTTGCAGATGTTCTGAAAGCCGGGGAAGACGACCAGCGGTACAAATTCATAACCGCTATATCACAACTGGATGAAGACGACTGGAACACAATCCAGAAGATGGCAGAAATGTTTGTGAAGAAGTAAAAAGAAAGACAAGGGCAATGCGCAAACCCTTGTCTTTTTCTTTTATCTTAAAAATCTCTTTATAAATGCATATATGGTTCGGAGATCATCCTCGTCCATGCACTTCTCTATTAATTCTATTATTTTCTCTTTAAGCTCTCCCATATCCAATACCACCTTTCTATTTGATACATAAAGTATACGAACGTATGTTCGAAAAGTCAATAACGCATCCATTTGTTTTTTATCCTAAACTTTCATTTTGCAAAAAAATGTCATAAAATAATGACAAAAATGTATTGTTTTATAATCATTTTGCTTTATAATGATGATATCAAAAGAAAGGAAAGGTATAAACGTATGGAACAAAACACAAAATTCTGTAAGCATTGTGGAGAGAAGATTGATATTGATTGTGTAGTATGCCCTAAGTGCGGAAAGCAAGTTGAGGATATTAAGAATTCAACCCCTGAAAGTATAATTATCAATAATAGTGCTAATTCTTCTTCTAGTTCTGCAGCTCCTGTTTATTCGAAAGCACCAAAAGCAAAAAACAAGTGGGTTTCATTCTTTTTGTGTTTGTTTTTAGGATGGTTTGGAGTTCATAAATTCTATGAAGGGAAAATTTTATTTGGAATTTTATATTTATTAACTTTTGGTTTATTTGGTGTCGGAGTTGTAATTGACCTTATATTAATTATATTGAAGCCAAATCCATATTATGTATAAAAATTATGCCCCTCTATTAATATGAGGGGTTTTTTAAGGGAGTTAAAAATGAACATAGCAATTTATCCAAGGAAATCAAAAAAAGATGATAATTCAGAATCAATGGAACAGCAAATAGACGATTGTAAAAAGTACATTGATAAAACTTACCATAATGCAAATATAATCGTTTATTCTGGCGATTATGCGATCACAGGGCATAGCACGGCAAAAAGAAAGGACTTTCAGCGCATGATGGATGATGTCAGAGCTGGAAGAATCAATGCAGTTGTTATTATGAGATACGATCGTATAGCAAGAAATATGAGAGATTTCTGTAACCTCTATCACGACATGGAAAGCGCAGGATGCAACTTGATATCAGTAAGTCAGCAGATCGATACTTCTACGCCATACGGAAAGAACTTCATGTACCAGATGGCAAACATGGCAGAATTAGAATGGGCGGTTATATCTGAGCGATACAAAGACACCGCAGCTTATAAAATCCGTGAAGGGAAAGCTTACACTGGCAGAGTGCCCATAGGATTTAAAATAGAGAAAATAGATGGTGTAAAGAAAGTCGTACATGATAATGAGGAACAGACAAGGGCTATATTTGATTATTTGTTAGCAACCAAAAGCAAGCGTGGTACTGTTCTGTGGGTTCGTGAAAACTTCATCCCAGATTTTACTAGGCACAAATTGGACACAATGATCAAGTCAGATTTATATATTGGGAAAGTAAGGGAAAATGAAAATTTCTGCGAACCTTATTTTACCAAAGAAAAAATGGAAGAAATAAGAAGTGTCAATCAGATAAAATACGCTCCATCTGGTCATATATATTTATTCAGCGGATTATTCCGTTGTCCTATATGTGGCAGAAAAATGTCAAGTTTTTACAGTATAGACAGGAAGACCAAAAAGCACCGGCAATATCAACGATGCTGGTTTGGTGGAAATGAGAAATTGCACAAAACAAAATTAGTATCAGAAGCAAAAACAGAAAAATATCTTCTTGAAAATCTTGATGCAGCATTAAAAAATCTTGAATTTGATGTAAAAAAAGAAGCAGGAAAACCAAAGCGCAATTTGAATAAGAAACTTAATGATGCAATAGCGGAGCGTGAAAGACTGAATTACCTTTTTGAAAAAGGTAGAATTGATATTCCAGAATACGAAAAGAAATACAGTGTCTTATCAGAAAAAATAAATTCCATAACTGAGGAATTGTCAAACAACAAAGTTGTAAGAATTGAAGAATTTAAAAACCAGATACCTTCAGACTGGAGAGTCCTTTACGAGCAACTAGATCAAAAAGGAAAACAAGAATTTTGGCATAGAATAATAAAAGAAATTTATTTGAATGAAGCCTTTGAAATTACTGGCTTTATATTTTATATCTAGGACTTGTACTAAACAACTATTTCCTAGAGGTTAACATTAATTAGTACAAGTATATTATAAAAGGCGATTAGAAATTCTAACCGCCCTTTATTTCACGCTTTT